GCAAGGAAGATGAGGCCGACACGATCAGGGCCTTCTACAACCTGACCGGCATCCGTCTCAAGCGCCGTGGCGTCACCTGGGTCCGCCTCGACCACGAGGGCAAGGACGTCACCCGAGGTCAGCGCGGCACCTCCGCCAAGGGTGACGACGTCGATCTCATCTGGCGACTGACGAAGAGCCAGTCGGGGGTGGTTCTGCACCGCGACGCCAGCCGCATGCCATGGGTCCCAGAACGCGCCGTGTTCGACCAGAGAAGCGACCCACTCACCTACGTGCGATCGAGCAACGACTGGCCGATCGGCACCGGAGAGCTGGCCAACATCCTAGACCGTCTGAAGGTCCCGGACGGCGCCACCGTGAAGGCCGCCAGGGCGGCTCTGAAGTGCATCGACGAGAGCCGCCGGACGGAGCTGGTGGCGGCCGCTTTGCGATGGAGAAAGTCGCGCGCCGGCCAGGACGACGCAGGCTCGGGAAACGTTTCGGGAAACGCCGGGAAACGTCAAGAGGCGTTTCCGGGAAACGACGCAGAGGAGTTCGGGTTTTGAGCCTGGGAAACGCGTGGGAAACGCCCGGAAACGTCAACCTCGGCAAGATGGGTCAGGGGTTCCCCCCTTTAGGGGGGACCCTGCCCAGCCGTTCTGAGGCCGTGATCTTTGACCGCAATTCGTTTCGAATCCCGACCTCGCGGCGGGGGTGCCGCGATCTGTCCGGGCGACGCACAAGAGGCGGCGCGCTATGCGCCGCGAGGAGGGACCGATGACTGACAAGCACACCATCGACCAGGATGCGACGACCGTCGCACAGCGCCTGCCCATGCATCTGCCAGGCGACCCGCAGGAGAGCTGTCCGCTGTGTGCCTTCCTGCGCATCCTCGCGATTGCTCGCGAGGCGCAGGGCTGGAAGTTCGCAGCCGAACACAAGGTCACCGGCGGCGAGCCGCGTGATCGCGACTCCGGCGAGGTCGACGAGCTGCTGCGCTTCGCGGCGCACGGGACCGACCTCGCCCGCCGCACAGGAGGGGAGACGCTCGAGTGACCGCCCGCCTGACCACCGCCGAGTTCCGCCGCCTGAACGCCATCGAAGACGAGCACGGCGTGATCCAGGTCTGCCGCGAGGTGGCCCACCGTGCCGGCGTCGTGCTCGAGGAGGTCGGCCAGCGCAAGGCCAAGGGCAGCGGCACCACGATTGGCATCGAGGACTTGATTCTGACCTGCGCCGGCTGGTACGTCCCCATTGAGGGCAAGTTCCGCGCCGACGTCTCAGAGGCGCAGTACCTACTCGCCGTCTGGAAGCGCGAGCATGGCGTCGACACGGCACGCATCACGAGCGGGCAGGACCTGGCCGACGTGATCGGCTTCTGTCGGCGCAACCCTCGCAGCCGACTCATCCTGCCGCACTCGCTGGTCGACTACGTCGAGGGGAAGCGACGGTGACCGCTCTGCGCGACCAAACTCTCGAGTGTCCGGACTGTGGCCTCATGCGTCGCATGGTTTGCTGGGACAACGGCGCCGGCGACACACCGTTCGTCGGTCTACTCTGCGTCGATTGCAAGATCATCTCGCAGCCAGAGGATCTGCTCGAAGATCCGCGTCAAGTCCGTCTCGGGGCCGGCCAGTGACGACACGTCTCTGCCTGTCATGCGGAGCTGTCCTGCGCAGCGAGAACGAGACCGACTACTGTACTGTCCACCAGCCTATCGAGCAGACGTCGTGCTTCTTGGAGGGCGAGGAGCTCATGTTCATGACCGGGGGCATCCTCTTCGGGCATCGCGCCCTGCGTCCCGGTCAGCCGGTCTACCTGCAGCGCGAGCTTCACAAGGCGCGTGTCGAGGCGACCACCGAGCAGATCCACAAGGCTGTAGAGATGCTGCGCCGGCGCGGCCTCCACATCGTCGCTCGGCCGCGCCACCCGGGCTACCGGCTGCAGTCGTGGCTCATGCCGACGATGACCTGGTCAGAACAGCAAGCGGACGATGACCTGTTGCCGCCTGTTGCCGAAGCCGACCACAAAGGCGGACAGAGTGATGGACAGAAATGACCGCCAGTCAGTAGGACGAGGCTGCCGCAGCTGCCGATGTGCTACTGGCGCCGCTGCTGGGCCGCTAGGGCGGCTCAGCTCCTTCGAATCCGTTGCCCATTATGGCGACATGGGGACGCCAGAATCATCCGTGATAGGATGCGAGTGTGATGACCGCCGAACAGCGCGAGCGTCTTCTAGGCCAGATTCTACTTGGTCTGAGTACGGAAACGGCAGCGGCCAACCTCGGCCTGACGATCACCCAGATCGCCGAGACGGAGGACTCGGATGCGGCCTTTCGCGGCGGCCTGTTCGCCGCCCGGCAGATGCGCGACTCGCTCACCCAAGTGATGGAGGACATCCAGCCCCTGTAGCGCGCCGGCCGCTGCGCACGACAGTTCCGACACGCACCCCCATCTGCCTGTGGCCCGGCTGTGACTGCGACCTCGCTTCAGACCACGACTCGCCGGTCTGCCACTGGCATGTCAAGCCGGCCTACAATGTCTGCCATGACAAGCACGCCGCCCAACTCGTGCTGCACTTGCTTATCGCCGCCTATCCTGCCTCTCTGGACCTCTGCGCAGTGCTGCACTGCACACCCGACGAGGTCAAGCCGATCGTGCGTCTGCTGCGTCGCTGGCTGCCCGAGGGCTGCACGGTGGCGGGCACGACACGAGGCTACGTCTACGAGATTCCGGCTGGTCCTGAGATTGGTCGGCGGCGCTCTAGGGTGCCGACATGAATGTCCCAACTGAGTCACCCAAGCACAGACACGCCGATAGAGTGCCCGCCGCTGTCGTCGCCGCCCGTACTGAGGACATCCTGCCGCTCGTCATAGACGGGGCTTCTCGTCGCGAGATCTTCGCCTGGGTAAGGGAGAACACCGTCTGGGGTCCCACCGTGTGCAATCGCACCCTTGAGAACTACATGGCCAGAGCTTGGCGTCTGATCAGGACGCGGTCCGAGAACAGTGCGCAGCACTACACCGAAGAAGCAATCGCCCGTCTGAAGCGTAACTACTGGCGGGCAAGTGAGAGGGGCGACCTCTCCGAGTGTCGGCAGACAGAAGAGTCACTGATCAAGCTGCTCGGGCTGGCCAAGCCGGAGCGCTGGCACATCACCCTGGACGACATGGCGGCTCAACTGAAGCGGATACTCGCTGAAGAGTGACTCCGGTGGTATGATGTCCTCAGTAGAGAGTGCCCGGGCGACGCGCAAACGCCCCCGGGCGTGGCAACGGAAAGGTGAGCTTCCCGATGCAGTCCCAGGATACACCCCTCAAGATCTGCACGAAGTGTGGCGCGGAGAATCCCGCCACGCGGAAGTTCTTCCGATCTCATGTCGGTCACTCTGATGGCCTCACCTCGGCGTGCATTGAGTGCGAGCGCAAGCGGGACACGTCTCGGGTGCGTGACCCGGAAGAGGCTCGGGCACGGTCGGCCCGGTACAACGAGCGACACCGCGAGTTGGTGAACGCACGCGAACTCCGACGCTATTACAGTCGCCCGGCACGCCGCGCCTACCTGTTGGAGTGGTCGCGTGCTCATCCAGATGTGGGGGCGGCGAAGAGCAGGAATCGGAAGGCGCGCAAGAATGCGGCAGATGGGTCACACTCTGCCGTCGACGTTCGCGTTCAATACGTCCGCCAGAAGGGACGTTGCTACTGGTGTCACAAGAAGGTCGGGCACTCCTACCACGTCGACCACGTCATGCCGATCGTCAAGGGCGGCTCCAACGGGCCGGAGAACATCGTGATCGCGTGTCCGTTCTGCAACGAGAGCAAGGGTGCTAAGCACCCGATGGAGTGGGCGGGGGTGCTCTGCTGACGTGCTCAGTTCTGCCGACAGGAAGCGCGCCGAAGCCATGCTCGCCGCTGTCGAGCAGGCCAAAGAGGCGCAGCAAGTCCCCGCCGTGGCGCTCGTCGACTTCGTCGAGAAGTGCCTGATCGTCGAGAAAGAGACTGGCGCTCTCATCGCATTCTCACTGTGGCCCCTACAGCGCGAGGCGCTTGCCGTCATCGAACGCGAGGACAAGCTCATCGTGCCGAAGGGGCGTCAGGTCGGCGTGACGCACCTGGAGCTGGCGGCGATGCTCTGGGCCGGCACGCAGCAGGGGCATCGTCTCTTCCCTATCGCTCGTCAGTCGCAGGAGTACGCCCAGGACGCCATCACGCGCCTCGTCTTGCTGGCCGGATACGACCCCAGCAGCAACCCGCCCAACATGCGCGTGCTGACCGAGTCGCCTATGCCGGCGGCCTGGCGTCCCGAGATCATCGCCAAGACGGCCATGAGCCTGACGCTCGCCAATGGCTCGCATTACCGCGCGCTCACGGCGACGCAACAGATCGGCCGTGGTCTCGCTGCCTACTGGGGCTTAGCCGATGAGGCCTCTTTCTGGCCTTGGTTGCCCCAGCAGATAGCCGCCCTCGAATCCGGCTGCGCGCGGCTGCATATTGTCAGTACTGGCAACGGTGAAGGCGGGTACTTCTACGACCTCTACCAGAAGGCGGTCGCCGGGCAGGGCGAGTACGTGCCGTTGTTCATCCCCTCGACTGCCGACCCCCGGCGTGATCGCTCGTGGTACGTCCGCAACGTCGAACAAGCCGCCGACCCCGAGGGCGCTGCCCGGGAGCACGCTCGTCGTGTGGAAGACGCCTTCCGCTCACCCGAAGGAGCCTATTTTAAGAAATTCTCACGAGAGAGCAACGTGCGTGAGTTCGACGTCGTGAGAGGTTGGAGGACGGACACCGCGATCGACTGGGGCCTGAATCACCCGGCGGCACTGTTCCTCCAGGTCTCGCCCACCGGGCAACCCTTCGTCTTCGACGAGTACATGCCGACCGACGAGCCCAAGACCACCGAGTTCGGTCACGCAGTCCGCGCCAAACTGGTCGCCTACAACGTCAACGACAATCCCCACGGTCCCTACGCCGACCCGGCAGGGGCCAACCGCAACTCGCAGACGAAGCGCAGCGAGTTCCAGGTCTTCCGCGAACTCAGTTTCTCCCCAGTGGGCATCACCAGCAAGGTCAACGACGGTTGCGTGTACATGCGCGAGTCGATCGGCGCTGAACCTGGTGTGCCGATCGACGAGACGAGCGAGCGCCTGATCGTTCACCCGCGCTGCCTCGGGCTGATCGCCGCCCTGACGAACGTCAAGCCGCACCGCAACGATCCCGACGTCTACGATACCGACCACGAAATCTACTCGCACCCCCTGGACGCTTTGCGCTATTGGCACGTGAATCGCTACCAGAGGCGCAAGAAGGCGGGGACTGGGTCAGTCGGCGGCGTGCCGCAGGGAAGAGACCGCAGCGGCTTCTAGACAAATGGTCCCCAAGTGCGCACTTTGAGCCTGCAGACTGGCCATTGTGAGCATCCTCAGTCGCCTTGGACTAGCAGAGAAGCCGCGCCGTCCCGACACGGTCGAGCATGGCGACAACGCCGTCTCCTACCTGACTGGTGTTCCCGGCGATTCTCGCCGCCTGCGTGACCCTGAGTACCGCTACGAACTGCGCGGTCGCCAAGGCGGCCGCACCTACCAGCGCATGCGCTGGAGCGACCCCCACATCGCCGGCCTGCGCATGGCACAGAACCTCGGCCTGCTGCGTGCCTCGGCGGCGATTGAGCCGGCGGTCAAGGTAGAGACCGAACCCGGCTACGCCGACGCCAAGGCCAAGGCCGAGCTCGTCGAGCGCCTCCTGCTCAACGACTTCCCCTGGCGATCATTTCTCGCCGACTCCTGCCTCTGTATGGACTACGGATTCGCGCCCTTCGAGATCGTCTGGCGCATTCAGGACGGCGAGGCGCGCTTCCGCCTCGCCCTGCGCCCGGCCGACTCGATCATGGCGCAGGACGTCTTCGTTAAAGACGGCGCGATCGACCACGTCATCCAGCGCCCCGAGACCGGCGGAGAGTTCCCCATCCCGGGCGAGAACCTCGTCTGGTTCGCCCACGACAAGGAAGGCGACTCTTTCGCCGGCCGGCCCATTCTGCGGGCGATGTACAAGCCCTGGAAGATCAAGGAAGAGCTCGAGATGGACCTGCCCGAGCTGATTCGCAAGCTGGGCGGCATCCCTGACATCAAGACGCTCGAAGAGCCGGCAGACGACCTCGCCGCCAAACTCGACACCATGGGCGCCAACTTCGGCGTGCAGCCGGGCTCGTTCATGCGGCACACACAGGACGTCGAGGTCACGCTGCTCACTGGGTCGGCCCATGTCCAGGATGTGCTCAACGCTATCCAGCAGCGCAACACCGAGATCACCGCCGTCTGCCAGGGTCAGGTCTTCGACCTAGGAACATCGAACTCCGGGTCGCGCGCCTTGGGGCGCACCCTGGCCGACCTGTTCAGCGACTCCATTCAGACGCAGGCCAGCTACCGTGAGGACGTGCTCAACGCTCAGGGCGGCCTCATCCACCAGGTCATCACCTACAACTTCCCTCGCGACGACAACCTCCCCAAGTTGCGCTTCGGCAACGTGCTGCGCGCCGACATGCAGGCGTTCGCCCAGGCGATGCTGTGGTTTAGCCAGGCGTTCGGGTCGCTCGACGAGGAAACTCAGGAGTGGGCGCGCGCCGAGATGAACATGCCGGAAGGCGCGGTCAGTCAGATCGTGCTTCCGGAGAAGCCCGCGCCCGCGCCGCTTGCGGTCGTACCGGACAACCCCGACGGGGCCCCGGCAAGCGACGCCCCTGCTGCCGGCGCCAAGGCCAGTGAGCGTCACACTCACGGGCTGCAACTCGCAGAGATGCGTGCTCCTCAGGGCGTCGAGTGCTACCTCAATCTGGCTGAGCTCGTCGGCCAATTCGACGACTCGAAGACGGCGATTGCACAGGCCACCGCCACTACCCGCGCCGCCCTGGTGGCTGAACTTGGGCGCCGGGCCCGCGCCGCCGCGGCCAAGGGCGACCTCGCCAAGTTCTCCGCCGGCCAGCCGCCGATGATCGACAAGTTGAGCGCCGAGATCCTCGCCGTCCTTTCCGACTTCCACGCCAAGGGCTCGCAGCAGGTCGCCGACGAACTGCGGCGCCAGCGCGACGGCACGCCGGTAGTCGCCGACGCCATCGCCGCGCGGCA